CTCATGGGCGTGGACGCGATCAAGTTTGACCAGTTGATCCACGAGTTCGGGCGCTGGGTGCATCTCGGGCTGGCGGTATCCGGCAAGGAACCGCGGCTGCAAGCGCTGTCGATTTTTAACGCTCGGTATCTGCCGGGAATATTGGAGAGGCCGTAATGCTCCCCCTCATCGCCGCACTCGTCAACGCCGGTCTCCCCCTCCTTGCCGGTGCCGTTGTTTCCAAGGGCCGGGAACTGGTCGAGGAAAAGACCGGCATCAAACTGCCCGACATCCAGACGGGTCAATCCATCCCGCCCGAGCAAGTCGCCCAGTTGGCGCAGATTGAAAAAGACCGCGCCATCGAACTTGAGAAGCTGGCCAACGACAGGCTGCGGATCGACGCCGAGGACCGGGCCAGCGCCAGGGCGCGGGAGATGGCGGTGCGGGACATGATCCCCGGCATCCTGGCCGTGGGCGTGTCTGTTGGCTTTTTTGGGGTGCTGGCGTACATGCTCAAGTTCGGAGCGCCACAGGCGGGCGGCGAGGCGTTGATGGTCATGTTGGGGGCGCTCGGGGCAAGCTGGGGAGCGGTCATGAATTACTATTTTGGCTCAAGCAAGAGCAGCGCGGACAAGACGCAGTTGCTGGTTAGGTAGAAACTTGTAAGCAGTGCTTACAGGTTGCTTATGCGCCCCATGTCTACAGTCACAAATACGATTCCGGCTCCGGGCACCATTCCCCCTCTGTAGATAACCGCTTCACTCTGCAAATGATTGCTTAGACTGTCGCAAACTGTTGTAGATTCGCCAGAATTGCACATGGATTGCAAATATGGCGACGATCACAAAGAGGGTGACGCAGGGCGGCGTCAAGTTCACCGCACAGGTGCGCCGCAAAGGCGTCAGCGAGTCCAAGACATTCAGCAGCATGCCCAGGGCGAAGCTATGGGCGGCGCAACGCGAGGCTGAACTGTCGGACATAGCAGAGGGCCAGATACCGAAGCACACGCTTGGCGAGGCGTTCGAGCGGTACAGCAAAGAGGTTAGTCCGGATCGGCGCGGGGGACGGTGGGAGGTGATACGGTTGTCGGCCATTCCGCTAACAGCGTGTCAGACACTTCGACCCACAATACCGCTTTCGCAATGTTCCCCTGCTTTGCTTGCAACATGGCGCGATCAAAGGAGTGTTGAAGTAACTCCAGGCACAGTTCTACGTGAGTTGGGCCTTCTGTCTGCCGTGTTTCAACGCTGCGTGCGGGAATGGCAGTGGATGCGGGAGAATCCGGTAAAGGCGATTTCAAAGCCTCCCGCCCCGGCCCATAGGGACAAAGTTCTGACCCGCAGCGAAATTCGTTCAATATTGGTTCAACTGCGCCGCAGCGGGGGCAGCGTGTCGGATCGCGTTGCGCTTGCATTTCTATTCGCCCTCAGAACCGGCATGCGCGCCGGAGAGATTTGCGGCATTAGGCGCATGGATGTAAATGTCGATAGCGTAACCCTGCCGATGACTAAAAACGGTACACGAAGGGGCGTTCCATTGAGCCGCAAGGCGCACAAAGTGCTTGGCCGCGCTCTCAAGCTCGGACATGATCCTGTTTTCGGCCTCACCAGCGCCAGCCTCGACGCCCTGTTCCGCAAGGCCCGTACTCGCGCCGGGTTGTCCGGTTTCACATTTCACGACAGCAGACACCATTTCTGCACCTATGCGGCCCGGAAACTCTCGCCGTTTGAGTTAGCCCGGATGATGGGGCATAAAGACCTGAAAATGACCATGCGTTACTACAACGAGTCGGCCAGTAACATCGCGGCCAAGTTAGACAAGTGATTCAGTTTTGGACTGTTCGGCGTCCACAATTTCTCCACCATGTTCAAGTACGGCGCGCTTCAGCGACTTGACCGCAGCTCGCACATATTTCGGAATAGATTGCGATTTTGTGTACGCCGCAACTAGTCGCGTCTTTTCGGCATAACGAAATGGGCCAAGCGGCACAACCACGTTTTTAACCATTTCAAGCATCTCATCTGGCGGCTGGCCGATCTCGCATTGCACCCAACCCAACAAACGCCGCAAATGGTTAAGTTCTGCCGTTGTAAGTTGCGCTTTCATTTGGTCCCGCCGCCAAACACAGCAACGCTTAATTTCGTTTCTGACAAAGCGCTGATCGCTTTCAACGCTGCTGCCATGCGTTCGGCGTTTTCCAGCGCGTGCTCAAATTCTTTGCTGGTAAGCAGTTGAGTCGCATGCTTGTATCGTTCGCCCATTTGAGCAACTTCGGTCTGAACGCGATCAGACGACGCCTTCATGGAAGTAAGATCATTTTTGACAACCTCGCGGAATTTCTTGGCCGCAGCGTCAAGTTTGCCAAGCGATTCAATCGCCCGGTTTGCTGCCTCTGTTGCTACGATTTCGGTTTCCATACACGCTTTCCACATTGAAAAATATGCTTGAACGGGAAGTGCTTTCTTCAAGATGTCAATACGCCATGCCACACCTTCTCTATTGTTTCCATCCTTAACCATCGCCTTGTGAAAGTAAGAGGATGTATCTAGCGCAGGCGGCGTTGCTTTATCAATTGCCGTTTCAAATGCTTCTTCTTTCCCTAACCAAAACGCTTCAGCGGCCCGCACTTGCAACGACCTCGCATGAAGCGGGGGAAACGACGCCGCACACAAGGGTGCGCTGCTCCGCGACGGCGTCGGCTTTGTAACCGGACAATTTGAACGCAATAGGCATGGCGTTTTTCATGATGCCCATTGCTGTTAAACCGTCATCCTGCGCGGCTGAAATCGCCGCAGACATAGCCTCTGCCAATTCAGAAACAAAGGTGTCCGTATCGGTTGCCGTGGTTTGAATTACAAATTCACCGCTACCATTTTTATCTGAAAATATTCTGACCATATTTGTCCTTTCTAGACAAGTGACTCCAACCACGCCTCAATATCGCATTCCCTCCATTTCCTATCCCCTGGCTTATCAACGGGCGGCGGGAAACCCGACAGCGCGACTTCCTTGTGCGCTTGCTCGGGGCTGCAATCCAGCAGCGCGGCAACGCCCTGGATGCCGATAAGTTTTGCTTTGCTGCTGGCTCCGCGCCGGTACGCTGCTCGACGCTCAAGTGTTTCGTTCATATTCCCTCTCAATAAAGTGCTGACATCCCTCATCGGGAAACGTGCTGTAAACCACACGCTCCCATTCCGTCGGCGGCGGCACGGCACGGGCGCATTCCTCGCGGCGGGTGCAGAGGTTGACAATGCAGCGGGCTACGTCGGCGGGGAGGATCATTTCCACGCCTCGGGAAAATCCCTGCAAATGCCATCAAGCGCGGTTCCGGCGGAATAGTGCGATTCCATCGGAAATCCGGCTATTGCTGTTTTGATCAGGTCTGCGCACCGCCGCGCCGTTTCCGCTTCTGCTGCCTGCCATGCTTCCCACGCGGATTGAGTGTTGCTGGAGGCATAGCATGTCACGCCATTGGTGTCGGTGAAGCAGTCAAAATAAAAGCGATAGGGCAAAGATCTTGCCCACGCCTCAAACCTGCTGCGGCTGTCGCTCATTTCACCCCCATAGCGTCAAGTGCTTCGTTCCAGCCGTCCGTAAGTCCGCATTCGTAATGCTCGTTGCCGTTGTATCGTTGGTACTCGGTTTGCGTGCGCCTTTCAAGAATCGGCAACCCTGACAAGTCGATGGCGGCGGCTAGGTTGTCCATGTTGTCCATGTCATTCTGGCCCCATCCTTCATCAGATACGAATGCGCCAAGGCTTTCAATCGCGGCATACAAGTCATCAGCACGCACAACCTTTATCCGCACGCCGCCCACCTCTGCGGTGCCGTCCTCGGCGATGAGCAATACACGCTTAGTCATGCGGCACCTCGGGCGCGGATGGCGGAACGGATAAACGACAGCGCATCCATAGTCCACTCGCAGGCCATTTCACCGGCTGAAGAATTTCCTACCGGCACTTGATATTCGCTGATGATCTGGATGCACGCCTCCCGCTCCTCCGCCACCGCCAACGCAATCACGGCGAGGTGGTCGGAGTGCAGGACATAACGCCCGTTATCCGCACTAAACATACCCACAAACCCAAGCCCTTCTTCATCCTCAATTGGCGTCCATCGTTTGATAGCGTCAGCCATTGCCACTCTCCTTTGCCGCCTCGATGGCGGCGCTCAACGCTTCGTAATCCTCGTTGTAAAGCGGGTTCTCGGTTGACGCATGAGCAAGCGCAAGCACGGCTTTCCGACATGCCTTGAGCAGCGCCGCCGCCTCGGCCTCATGCTTTTCGGCTACGCGCAACATTGCATCGGCTCGCGTGTTGGCGGCGGCGAGGTCGGCCCGCAACCCGGCATACATGTTGTCGATCTGCTTGAGCAGGCCAACAAGGTCGGGTAACGGTTGCCAGTTCGGCGCAGCTTCGGCGTAGTGCTGCTTGTGCATGCTCACCGCAAGCGTGGTGGCGTAGGACTGCGCGGCGGCGAGTTCTTGCACCGCCTGTGCATACAGCGTTTCGTAATCGCCGGTTTTCATGTCGCTTTCCAGCAACTCGATCCGGGACTGCGCGGCGGCGAGGTCGGCCATTAGATCGCGCACTTTGTTCGCCATTTCATCGTGCATGGCTTGCGCCTCTTCGCATCGAACGCGCCATATTTCAACGTCGCTTTCTATGCTGTAGAGCGGCAACTTGAATGGCGAATGTTCGGCGCAGTACCAGACTGCTACCGTTGATGGGCCACCGTCGCCGCTTGAACGCATGACCGTGGCTTGTTCGTCACACTCGCAACACCTGTGATATGCCGTAAACAGTGTTCCCATCACTTCCCTCCTAGCGCCGCTTCGATGCGCTGCTCAATTTCCGGTTTATCTAGCCCCTGCGCTCTACGTGCGTAATGAATGCAACTCAACGCCTCCCGCAACAGTCCCTCCAACTCGGCGATGCGCGGGTCGGGGTGGGCGGCTGCGGCTTGAGCGCGGAGTTCATCAGCGCGAAACTTGAAATGCTCCGCAAGAATGTTTCCGTTGAAAATGCGATTTCCGACTCTGCTCCAATATTCAACTTCTTCATCAAACGCTTCCGCCTGGGCTATCAGTTCTCGGGTCATCACGCCACCGCGAACGCCATGCGGCGATAGGTTCTGGTCATTGCTGCTCCTTGTTTGGTCGGTCCCCCCGCCCGCCTCTGGTCCCTGCGGCAAAACGGGAACGGGCGGGGGTTCCGGTTGGTCTATCCGTACAGCTTCGCCAGGGTTTCGCTCAAATGCTCCAGCTCGGCCTTTTTGCTGATTTTCAGCATCGTCTTGTCGCCATGAACACCCTTCGGCCCGGTGTGGCAAGATGGGCATAAGGGAATCGTGCAGAACGCGAGGTTGTCGCGCTTGCTGAACGTGCGACCCTCAATGATGTGATGCACCTGGACTCCGTACACGCCGCACAAACAGCACGGCAAACCGGCGACCCTCTCCATGTGTGCGGATGCGCCTCTCATGCCGACTCCACCTCATGTTCAGCCAGGAACGCATTGGCGTACTCAATCAAACTGGACATGCGTCGGACGCTCATGCTGGCGGTAGACTCGCGCAGATTGACGAATTCACCCTCAATACCGGGCACCATCTCCGCGCCTTGCTTGGTCGCCATCGCATGCCCGCTGACGAGCAGCACTTTCCATTCGTCTTTTGTGCGCCGCTTGCCCATCCACTGCAAACCAGATGCCGCTAGGTCGGAACAGATGGCGTAGAATTTGTCGTTCTGATCGCGGTTGCGGTTCGGCTCGACAATCCGCACCACCATGCCGTCAGGAGCCGCCTGGACGGCTTCCACGGCGCGGCGGCGGGCTTCGGCGTGTACGAGGTAGAACGGCTTCACGCGGCCACCGTCTGCCCGTTCTGCCACCGAGTTTTGATCGCAGCGCGCAGCGCGGAGAACTCTTTCAAGATCGACCACAAAAACAGTTTTTCGCCGTTGTCCGTAAGCCCGGAAACCTCGTCAAACGCGCCGTCGAGGTCTCCGGCCTTGAAACGGTCTACGGATGCGCTGGCTGCTTCAAAGATCGACTCTGCGCGGTCATTGGTTACTTCGTAACTGTTGGTCTTTAGCGGCGGCGATACCATCTTGGGCGGGGCTTTTGTTGGAGCAGCAACGGCAACCGGCGCGGCCCGGGCGGCAGCGTTCCCGTCATCGTCCTCGGGGGCCACGCCAAACGCAGCGGAAAGGCTGTAACGACGGGCGTAAGTCAAAGCCGACCCGTAACCTTGCGCGTCACCCTTGGACACCGGCACGGCGATTGCGCCGCAATCAATCCACTCGCCCGAGGCGTGCATAATGATCGTCGAAACGCTGGCGGCATTGTCGGCTTGGTTGATGGTCTGGACATAAGCCAGCCCGTTGGCCGCAATGGGTTTGCGGATGGCATCGACCACACTGGACAAATCCGCATATTTGCTGCGGAAATGCGGATTAGTGCTGTCCTTGATTGCGCCTTCAATCTGCGCTTGAGCTTTGCTGAGTGCTGCGGCAAGTGCTGCGATGCTGTCGGATTTGTTCATCAGAATTCCTCGTTCATTTCGTCAAGAGTTGCCATGTAGTCCTGCGCGTCTTCCAGTTCACGGTCATATTGAAATTGACGGCAAAACTCCGTGTATTCCTGCTCATCCATCCCGGCGAACGGATCGCCCGGTGCTAGTTCAATTTCCATTTGCGTTTCTCCCTTCCGTCATTTCGGAGTCGCTGCGCCATTGAGCGTCTTGCAAATTCCCACTTGAACCTTTCCCGAATCATTGCCCGGTCATAGCGTTCAAGGTTCTGCGCGGTGAGGCGCTTGCTTGTTTCCATCAAGTCGGCGTCAAGGTTCACATCGACTTCCTCGGTTCTGGCCGGAACAGGTCGCGCCAGTTGTTGGCGCACTCCCTAGCCTCCATCGCCTCGCGGGCGGCGGCAATCCTCTGCTCGGCAATTTGCTTGTCAATTGCTGCGCGAGTTGTGATGACCACCTGGCGCTCTGGCGTATCGCTCACCATGCTGTAGGCGGTCAGCACGACGATGACAGCGACTAACCCGCTGCAAAGGTCAATCAGCGGCGGGGCGATGCGCGATTCTCGCCCGTAAGATTTGAGGTCGTTGGGAGTCATACGTATTGCTCCGCTTCCAATCGCGTGATGAAAAAATGAATGCCGTTAGCGCATTCCTCTTGCCAATCCTCGGACCACAAATCAGGTTTGACCACATCTCCTACGCGATAGACGAACGTCGAATCATGTTGGCTATAACCAACTTCTGCGCCGTGCAGTTCCAGCACCTCTGCAAACTCTGCGCGGCACTTCCGACCAAACGCATGCGAGCGTTTCGCATATTCGGGGATCATCAGTTTTGCAATGACACCATCACGTAGTTTTTTCCAGCCAATCAACGTACCTTCTGGAAGAATGCGTGTCATGGCAATAGCGGTGTCCACATTATTGGCACCGCTCAGGTCGGCACCGCTCAGGTCGGCACCGCTCAGGTCGGCACCGCGCAGGTAGGCACCGCGCAGGTTGGCATCGCGCAGGTTGGCACTGCTCAGGTTGGCATCGCGCAGGTTGGCACCGCTCGCCGTAGCCTTCTCAAGCGCCGCACGCATGCGCAATCCGCTATCGAGGCTATCCGGAACATCGCAGGAAAACACCACTGCGTCGGTGTAGAAGTTTTTGATTTCAATAATCATTTGCGCACCCAATCGCTAAGACCGACGCCCTCTTCAATCTGGTCGGCGGAGTTGTCCAGCCACTCGCACACATCCGACGTTTCCGAGGTGGTTGAGCCACGCGGAGTGCGCGGCCAGTTGGTGACCACGTTCGACGCAATCGCGTTCAGCAACCGCGCAACGTCGTTGCGGGTCAGGATGCCCGCGTTGCGGATCGTGTCGCAGATGTTGGTGATGGCGGGCGGGTCTAGCGTCAGATCGGCAAAGGTGCCGCACGCCCTGTCTGCCACGCCTTGGCCCTTCAATTCGCTGAGTTTCATGCGGCCACCTCGCAACAAGCGATGACGCGGCGCAGTTCTTTTTCTTGAGCGTCCTTTGCGGCGGCCCATGCGGCGTCCCATGCGGCGTCCCATGCGCCGGCCCTTGCGGCGTCCCATGCGGCGTCCCATGCGGCGTCCCCTGCGGCGGCCCTTGCGGCGGCAAGCTCTCTATCGCTTGCTTTGCCATTAGCAAAACGCTCGAAAACATCAAGTATTGCAATACTGCGAGGGTCTTTCATCAGGTGTTGCACTTGCCGAGCGCACCACACGGCGAACAGTCGGATTTCGCGGTCGTGACCGGAGACGGCGCGCAGGCACCACACCGCATCGTCTAAGCCGTTGCTATCAACAACGGTTGCAATCGAAAGTGGTTCATCGTCGGCTTGGGTCTTGCCGAGATGGGCAAGCAATTTGCGCCAGCCATCTTCGCAGGGGCTGTGCTTGCGTATTTCGTTCAAGGTTGTTTGCATTTCGTTTCCTCCGTTCGCCGCGTGAGTTGCAGCGCATAGGAGGAGTATTCCAAATTCGGTTTAGTGTGTCAAGCAAATTCGGTTGACTTGCAACAAATTTTTTTAGGACGGGCTGTTTCCCTCTTGAATGATCGTCTTGAGCCGCTCGTAAAGCTGGCGCTCTTTCTCCGATACCTGATTGAGGACAGGAGGGTTAGACGGATCAAACGGCGGGGCCAAGAGTTGCCACGCGACAAGATGGAAAACACCGGCAATGGCCGAAACCGTGTCTATATCGGCGGCGGTAGTTTTCCTGATGATCCGGCCTATGGTTGATTGTGCAATGCCACATTTGCGGCGCATGTCGCCCTGGCTGTAGCCGTTCTTAGCCATTAGCGCAAGCAAATTGCGGGACAAATTGTCTCGAGCATCCATCGGGGAACCATATCTCAAAAGTCAAACCGAATTTGCTTGACACGCCAAACCGAATAAGGCAGACTTTGAACCCATGATGAAATTTTCCGAATTCCTAAAGCGGCTTCAGCGGCTTGATCGGCAGCAGGTTATTGCTGTTGCGCAACGGGCTGAAGTATCTGAACACACGCTTATCAAGGTTTGGCGCGGCGATACCGAGAACCCGGGTGTTTTGTTGGTTGAGCAGGTAGCCCCTTATCTTGAGCAGGTCGCCGCATGACCACCCGTCCTCCGCTCGTCGCTCTGGTGATCTCCTTGGGGGCGACGAGGCTTGCCCTCCCTGCCGTGCGGTGGGGAGGGCTTTTTTTCGGAGGGCGCAATGGTTCGTGATGTGGTCGAACTGAGGATTGATGTGGATGCCGATGTAATGCAACTGGTCGATGCGCTTGTTCTCGCGCGTGGCGGCAAAGAGAGGGGCGTCTACCGCCACGACGTTGTCGGCCCGGTGCTGCGGGATTGGTATGAGCGGACGATGCATGAGACCAATATCGTGCAGAGAGTGCTGCGCGGCAAGGGATGCGGCGGGGCAGACCCAGGGCGGGGTGGGGAATGACATGACAAACACATTAATTGGTGGGGAATGACATGACAAACACATTAATTGCTTTTGGCCTGATCGTCCTCGGCTGCGCGGCGGGGACGCTGCTTGCTCTCGCGCTACTCGCCATTTCGTCGATTGGGGATGACGATGATGTTTGATCTACGAGTGCCCGCGTCTCTCGCCAATCTGCCCGGGCGTGCGCATCGCATGGGCGATGAGCCGATTGCCGGGCCGGTCCGGACATGCAGCGTCTGCAAACAGGTTCAGCCCGAGACGGCGTTTTACGAACGCGCTCCCGGCAAATATTTAGCCCGGTGCCGCGCTTGCATGATCGAGCGGGCGAATCGCTGGAACAAGGCAAACCGTGACCGCATCAACGAGCGGCGGAAGGCCAGGAAGGCGGGCGCATGACTTACCCAAACGACCCCATCGTCGCCGCGATGCGCGCAGCCCATCGAGCGGGAATCAGCGTGCACGCGATCGCGCTGGCGTGTGGCATGGGCTGGCGGACGGTGAAAGAGATTTTGAGAGGCAAGGCGTGAAATACACACAGCATCCGTTGTCGGCAGCATTCCCCGCGATGAGCGCGGACGATCTGGAAGCGCTGATCAATGACATTACCACGCACGGTCAACGCGAACCGGGCGTGCTGTATGAGGGTCAGGTTTTGGACGGTTGGCACCGGTACCAGGCTTGCGAGTGGGCAGGCATTGATTTCGTGGCCGTCGAGTTCACTGGTACTGACCCGGTAGCGTTCGTTATCAGTCGCAACGCGCACCGTCGCCATCTGACGGCTAGCCAGCGTGCGGCGGCGGTGGTTATGTGCGCGGAATGGGTCAGGAACGGCACCAACCAGCACACGAAAAGAGGGGATGAACCCGGTTCACCCCCTCCCAAGTCCAACGAGGATTTGGCGAAGGCGGCGGGTACCACGGTTCGCACCGTACAGCAGGCAAAGCGCGCAGTTGAGGCCGGTCTGGGCGAGGCGGTGCGCGACGGGATGATGAGCACGAAAGCCGCCGTTGCCGTGGCCAAGGGCGAGTCGCCAAAAGCCAAAGCGCGGCAGGAAGCGTCGCCCGCGCCGGAACCCGACGACATGTTAAGCGAGGTCGAGATCATGGAGGAATTGCAGCAGACCATCCGTGAGCGTGACGCGCAGATCGCCGCTCTGTCAGCCGATGACAAGGGCGAAGAACTGCTTAAGCAAATCAAGCTGACAGACCATTACCGCCGCGAAGTTGGCATGGAGCAGGACAAGAACGCCCGACTGCTCAAGCAGCGCGACGAGTTGCAGAAGTGGCAAAACCGGGTGTGTGATGCCGTGGGTCGTGAGCATCCGCGCGAAGCGATGGTGCTGATCCGGTCTATGTTTGCCAAGGTGGCCGCGTGATTGACTTGTTCACCGCCGAGGCGCAGGAGGTCGCATTGCGGCCTTATCAGCTTGCCGCGGTTGAGCGGGTGCGCCAGTATGTGCGCCAGGGCAAGAAGAACATCATTCTGTGCGCGCCGACCGGCTCGGGCAAGACGGTGATCGGGTCGCACCTGATCAATGAGTCGCAGCGCAAGATGCGCAAGTCCGTGTTTGTGGTTGACCGGGTGACCTTGATCAACCAGACCAGCGAGACGTTTGACCGCTACGGCATCGACCACGGCGTGGTGCAGGCGGATCATCCGCGCCGGATCCCGCACAGGCGGGTGCAGATTTGCAGCGCGCAGACCGTGGCGCGGCGCAAGTGGCCGGATGCCGAATTGATCGTGGTCGATGAGGCGCACACGGTGCAGAAGGTGGTGGTTGATCGCATTCAAGCGCGCGACACCGTGACCATTGGCTTGACCGCCACGCCGTTCACGCGCGGGCTTGGCAAGATTTACGACGCTTTGGTCAACGTAACGACCACGGCCAAGCTGATTGAGGACGGATTTCTTGCACCTTATCGGATCTTCGCCGCCGTTGAGCCGGACATGACCGGCGTGCGCGTGGTGGCTGGCGAGTGGGTGGAGAGCGAGGCAAGCAAGAAAGCGCTGGAGGTGGTCGGTGATGTGGTGGCCGAGTACGTCAAGCACGGCGAGAGCCGGAAGTTCATTTGCTCATCGTGCGATGTTGCGCATGCCGAGGAATTGGCGCGGCAGTTCAACCAAGCCGGGATTCGGGTTGAGACATACACCTACAAGACCAGCGACGAGCAGCGTGCCGAGATTGTGCAGGAGTTCAAGCGCGAGGACAGCAGCATTCGTGGCCTGATTTCCCCTGTGGCTTTGACCAAGGGTTTTGATGTGCCGGATGTGTCCTGCATCATCATGGCCCGTCCGCTGCGCAAGAGCTTGGCCGAGCATATCCAGTTTTTTGGGCGCGGCCTGCGCATCCATCCGAACAAGCGTGACTGCATAGTTCTTGACCATTCCGGCAACTGTGCCCGGTTCTGGGATGAGTGGAACGACTTTTTCGAGACGGGTTGTTTGGAACTGGATGACGGCAAACCGAAGCCCAAGCCGAAGAAGAAAGATGACGAGGCGCCGCAGTTTGTGAAATGCGGCCAGTGCAAGCATTTGCACAAACCGGCGCTTAGGTGCCCAGTGTGCGGGTTTGAGCATCCCAAGCGGCAGACCGTGCAGCATGTGGCAGGCACGCTCAAGGAACTGCTTACCAGCGGCGACCGCAAGAAGCTGACCGCAGAGGTGTGGCCGCAGATTTGCGCTTACGTCCGGCAGCGGCGAAAAGGTGACGGCGCGCGGCGCATGGCGCTGGCTTTGTACAAACAGATGACGGGCGGTTGGCCGAAGACCGAGTTTGAGCATACGAAGGACGCGCCGGTATCAGCAGCAGTTGAGTCGAAGATTCGCAGTCTGAACATCGCGTATCGCAAGGCGCGCGAACAGGCCAACAAGGTTATCGAGGCAGCACAAGCGCCGACATCACCAGCGGAAGCAGGGGACCCGCCGTGGTGACCTTCCATCAGTTTGCCCAGGCGCATGGCCTGCTGATCCGGGATCTGCGCGCAGACGGCCAGATTCATCGCGTGCCGACTGCCAGCAAGCCGCGCAGCATCAACGGCGCGTACATGTTCGAGAACGGGCGCGGTTGGGTGATGGATTGGGCGCAGGCCGAGCGCGTGCATTGGTGGCAGGACGAGAACGCAAGACCTTGGACGGCAGAGGAAAAAGCGGCAGCCGAGCAACGCCAGCGCAACGCAGCTCGGGAACGGGCGCAGCGCGCAGCCAAAGCGGCCCAACAGGCGCGCGAACTGCTCAAGACGGCGCAACTGGTCACACCGCGCTCAGCATCGCCGTGGCGCCCCGGCAGGCAAGCCGTGGAGGCCGTGACGGCGCATGCGTATCTGACGCTGAAGGGTTTCCCGAACGAGTCGGGGCTGGTGGCGTCCGGCGAATTGCTGATTCCGATGTTCGACTGCGGCACGTACCGCGAGGTGATGGGTATTCAGCGCATCAGCACGGACGGCAGCAAGAAATTCATGTCCGGCCAGCGCGCCCGCGGGGCGATCCACAGGTTTGGCAACGGCCAGCAGCGCGAATGCTGGCTGGTCGAGGGTTACGCCACCGGCCTGACCGTGCGCGAGGCTTTGCGGCGCTTGTACCGGCCAGCGGACATCGTGGTGTGTTTCTCGGCCAGCAATTTGGTGCATGTGGCCGGGACCGGGATCGGCACGCACATCATGGCCGACAACGATTCAAGCAGGACGGGCGAGGAAGCCGCGATTGAGACGGGCCTGCCGTATGCCATGCCGGTCGAGGTTGGGACGGATGCAAACGATTTGATGTGCGCTAAGGGTATTGGCGCGGTGATTGAGCTGGTGATGCGCAGGATTTAGCGGGGCGGCACTCCAGGCCGTAACGAAGGGCGTAACCCCGCCGCGTGGAAGGAAAGGGTATCGGTATGCCGATGAGGCTAGGGGGCAGTTCCCGAACAATCCGATGGACTCGCCGCATTTCCAAGTCCGGGGGTCAACGGGCTAGCCCGGCGTTGACATGGAAATCCGCCTTGTGCGTGGTGAAACCCTCTCCCTCCCATTCGTGGGGTAGGGGGAGCCTTTGGGTGAAATATCCCTCAGAAGGAAGTTAGCAAGGTGATGGAGGTCGAGGAATGGCGCAGGCAAACGGAAGCGCGGTGGTGGCTGAAGCGAACAGGCGGCGACCGCTCGGCAGTGGAATCGCTGCTCAAGCGGATTGCGGACAAGCGCGGTCAAACGGCGGCGGATCAGCTACGGCAGGACATGCGCGAGGAATATCGTCGTGCCCGGTCTGGTGCGGCTACCCGGTAAACGGCGTGGTCGAGTGGTGCGGCCCGGGATGCCGGGAGTTTGGGGAATGGGGGAGCGCGCATTTGAGCGCATGGGCTGCGATGTGATCGATTTGTCGCGGGTAGGCGGCTCGGTGCCTGACCTGCTGGTGCGGGTGCGGGCGCTCAACCGCTGGATGCTGGTTGAGATTAAAACCGCCAAAGGGCGCTTAAAACCCGGTCAGGTTGCGTTTGCGGAGCGCTGGCCGGTTGAGGTAGTCCGGTCTGTTGATGACGCGATAGCGGCGGTTTTAGCGTAGAGGGCATGATGGGCACATATCAACGTAGGTCAAAACCGTCTCAGTATCAAAAGGCGATGCTCTCCAACATCACCATGAGCGCAAGGCAGGCGGCGCGCATCCGGTCAGGCGAGACGCTAGAAAGCCAGCCATCCGACTACGGGCATCACGGCAGCGACGAGGATAGGAGGCAGCGGGACGCTCGGCGGGCTGTGGAGGATCGGCGGATCATGCGCGAACTGGGGCTGGTGGAATGACCTGGACCGCCGCGCTCGAGGAGGAACTTCGATTCCTGATCGTTGCCGAATACCGAGCAAAGAAGCGCAAGCGCTATCAATCCATGTGCGAAGGCAAAGACAAATTCGCCTCGCCTGTGCTGGCGCACTCAACTATGAGGCACCGTGACATGACGGCGTACAAGTGCCGGTTCTGCGGGTCGTGGCATGTTGCGCATAGCAGACAGAAATTGAGGACACATCATGGCTAACTCAGGAAGCTTTCGGAAAGGCGAGAAAAGGCCCAAGCAAGGCAAACACGGCCCGCCAAAGGCGACGTTAGCCGCTCGGGAAGCTATTGCCCGGTTCGTTGACGGTAACGCGCACAGGCTGCAAGGATGGCTAGATCAGGTTGCGGAGGGCGTCAAAGACGAGGAAGGCGACTTCGTTGTGAAGCCCGACCCTGAAAAGGCTTACACACTGTTCCAAGCGGTCATTGAATACCACGTTCCAAAGCTGGCGCGCACCGAGCATACCGGCAAGGACGGCGGCGCAATTGTGGTTCAGGGCGTGGCGCACGATGACAACCTTTGATTTGACGATCAAGCAAAAAGAGGCAAACGCGCTGCTGGCCAGCGAGGCGCAGCATGTGATGTTGTTGGGCGGCTCACGCTCGGGCAAGACGTTCCTGCTGGTGCGCGGCATCTGCATGCGGGCAATCAAGGCGCAGAAATCCCGGCATGCCGTCCTTCGTTTTAGATTCAACCATGTCAAGCAGTCAATCGTACTCGACACGTTTCCCAAGGTCATGTCGCTTTGTTTCCCGCAAGTGAAGTACGAGCTCAACAAGTCGGATTGGTACGCAACCCTGCCGAACGGGAGCGAAATCTGGTTTGGCGGGTTGGATGACAAGGAGCGCAGCGAAAAGGTGCTGGGCAATGAGTATTCGACCGTGCTACTTAACGAATGCTCGCAAATCACATGGGCGGCTCGAAACACGGTGGTGACCCGCCTGGCGCAGAACGTCATGCAAACGGTCAGCAACAAGACCTCACCCCTGCGCACGCGCATGTGGTACGACGAGAACCCGACCGACAAAGCGCACTGGTCGTATCGTCTGTTTGTGCAAAAGGTTGACCCGGAGACGAAAGAAGCCATCAGCAGGCCGGAGAACTACGCTTGGCTGCGGATGAACCCGATGGACAATCAAGCGAACCTGAGCGCCGACTACCTGCAAACGCTGGCCGATCTGCCATCCCGGATGCGTGCCCGTTTTGAGCGTGGCGAGTTCAGGGAGTCAGACCCGAATGCGTTGTTCCCGGATGCCAACGTCGACAAATGGCGCGTCACGGATGGCGTTGTGCCTGACTTCGTGCGCGTTGTGGTGGCGGTCGATCCTTCCGGGTCGGATGACGAGGACAACGCCGACAATGACGAAATCGGCATTTGTGTGGCCGGGCTCGGGACGGATGGCAACGGCTACGTCATTGAGGATTTGACGCTCAAGACCGGGCCGGGAACGTGGGGAAGGGTGGCGACCAGCGCATACGACCGGCACCGCGCCGACAAGATCGTTGGCGAGACGAACTACGGCGGCGCGATGGTCAAGCATGTCATCCGCACGGCTAACCCGCGCGCAAACTTTGGCATGGTCACGGCAACCAGGGGCAAGGCGGTAAGGGCCGAGCCCATCAGCGCGTTGGTTGAGCAGGGCAAGATTCGCTTTATTGGCGTGCATGCCAAGCTGGAGGACGAACTGAGCGGCTTTACGACGCACGGCTACACCGGCTCGGGCAGTCCGAACCGGGCGGATGCGTTTGTGTGGGCAATGACCGAGTTGTTTCCGGGGCTGACGAAGCCAGAGAAATCAGACCGCAAGATTGAGCGCCCTGTGTACCAGCAGGCGGGCGCCTGGATGGCGTGATGCAACCCGGCCCGCGTTACTATCGCTCCGCAATGTGCCGCATCGCCTTGTGCGAGGCGCTGCCCGACCACATGCGCGACGGGACGCGGGAAATCCTCTCCTTGCAATGCAGCAACCCGCGCAAGGGCTACGGGCGGCGCCTGATGGTCGAGGTCTGCCGGGAAGCCGACGAGGCCGGGATGGTGCTGATCGTGCAGCCTGGCGCTTTTGCCGA